GCGTGGCCGCACGCTGGAGATCGTCAGCATCCTCGAGCACGGCAACCGCACCGAGCACGAGCTGCTGTGCCAGGAGGCGATCTAGTGGCCTTCATCTCGATCACGGTGGACTCCACCGACCTGAAGCAAAAGACCGAGCAGCTGCGAAACCTGTTCGGCCAAGACGGCCGTGCGGGGCTTGCTGCCACGCTGGAGGCGGCGCTGGAGAAGGCCATCTGGCCGGCGTACCTGCGGCTGCGGGAAGTCACGCCCGTCGGCCCCACCGGCAATCTCAAGCGGGCCGCACACTACAAGACGGTCCCGTATCCCAAGAGCGGGGCGGCCGTTGGCCTGATTGGCTACCGGCAGTCGCCACGAGAGCCCGGCACAGCCACCGCTGGCAGCGTGCGGATCGGAAAGAACCGTGGGTTCCACCAGTGGTGGCTTGAGTTCGGCACCAAGGAGCGAGTCGTCACCAAGCTTGCGGACAAGGCTTACCAGCGTAAGGGCCACACCCGGCGGATGAAGTCTGGAAAGGTCGCCACGGTCAAAGCCCACGAGGTGAAGGCTGGCCAGGGGGCAGTCATCGCTTCCAGCCTGGCCGCCCGTGGGCCGTTCGACATCTACCCCGACGGCAGCAAGTCGCAGCCCTACGCTTTTTTCATGAAGGGCAAAAAGGGCCAGGGGGCTATCCGCCTGCCGGGAGTTCGGCCGGGTGGTGTGGCTGGCCGCCCGCCCGTGCAGACCGCCTTCGAGCAGACGAAAAACCAAGTGGCCGAGATCCTGCGGCGTGAGCTCAGCATCTCGATCGAGGCCGCCATCTCCAAGATTACGCAGTCCAGCACCGGCACCATCAGCGGCATCATTGGAGGCTAGCCACCATGCCACTCAAGTCACCTGAGCAGCTGCTGGCCAACGCCCTGGTGGCCGACCCCGCCGTGGCGGCCGTCGTGGGCCAGCGTGTCTACCCCGTCGTGGCACCGGCCTCGGCCGCGCTGCCGTTCATCACTTGGCGTCGCACGGGCATCCAGCGGACGCAGACGCTATCCGGCCCCATGGGGATGGGCGTGGTGCTGCTGTCGGTGGACGTGTACGCCGAGACGTACGGCGAGGCCCGAGACATCGCCGACCGATGCCGCTCGGTTCTGGATGGGTACGGCACGGCTGTGGAAAACTACGTGAGCGTCAGGAACGTGTCTCTGGACACGGAATCGGACGGCGTGGTGCAGTTGGCGGGAGGCGACTTGCCGCCGATTCTCACGGTTAACCAACAGTACTCGATCCTCTGGCAGGAGATATAAGCGATGGCTTTCGAGACGCCGCATGATGGTGCCGGTACGGTGGTGACGTGGCCGACGACCGCCACGAGGTACACCGTCACGAACATCGTCGTGTCGTTCACCGACCCGGCTGCCGAGGACGAGAAGATCAACGTGGCCCACCTGGGCCAGACCACCGGCGAAACCGCCAGGACTCTCGATCTGCCGCTGGCCGGCTCTGCGTCTGGCGACACCGGCCGCACGGTGCAGTTCGACTACGTCGGCACCACCCTCATCAACGACAAGTCCACCGGCACGCTGTCCATCACCGTGGGCGGCTCTTCGCTTCTGAGCAAGGGCGGCACGGTGCAGAGCTCGACGCTCACGCTCGCCACCAACGATGCCATCCGGGGCCAGGTGACGATCCTCATTGATCGTTAAGCCTGACGGAGGCCCGTCATGGCTGAGTACGCAGCGGGCGTCACGGCGACGTGGAACGGCGTCGCGTTCAGCGAAGTCTTCGATCTGCGCGTGACGCACGGCGGTGCTCTGCCGTTGGCTCGCGCCAGTACGTGGACGCTTGACCTAGGCACTATAGAGATGTCGTGCTTTGCAACGGCCAACGTCTCGACCGCCAACTACGGCGTCCGCTCGCTCGTCACGATTGCTGGCGGCGGGTTTGCCTACCGTGCCACGGCAGTGCTTGAGAAGTTGACGTTTCAAGGCGTGGTGAACGACGTGACCCGCTACGGCGTCACGCTCAGAGTCCAAGCCTAGGAGATTTTCATGGCCCTGACTGTGCAGGAACTCGCCGCCCAGATTCTCGCCTCGGACGATCTGTCCGTGCTCAAGGTGACGGTGCGGGAGTGGAAGGACGCCAGCGGTAAGCCGCTGGTGCTCGGCATCCGTGTGATGACCGTCGAGGAGCGGGACTCCTACGAGAAGGAGTGGATCGGCAACAAGGAGCGTGGCATCGACAACTTCCGAACGAAGTACCTGGCCCGCTGCCTGTGCCACCCCGAGAGTGGCGAGCGGCTCTTCGACGAGCAGGGCATCGAGCAGCTGGCGAAGAAGTCTTCGGCCGTGGTGTCGAAGCTCTTCGAGAAGGCGATGAAGCACAACAACATGACCGAGAGCGACGTGGAGGAACTGGCAAAAAACTGAAGACCCGGCCGATGCGGAGGTTTCTTTTCCGCCTCGCCGGGCACCTAGGCATGACGGTGCGGGAGTTGTCTCGCCGCATGGACTCGCAAGAGCTCAGTGAGTGGGTGGCGTTCACTCGCTATTTTCACGCTCTGCCGGATCCGTGGCAGCAGACAGGCTTGCTCACCAGTGCCGTGCTCGCACCGTACAGCGAGAAAGGCAAAGCACCGAAGGCGTCCGATTTCGTACCGACCGAGAAGCCACCGCAGACATCAGAGGAGATGGCCCGAGAGCTTGCAAAGCTTGCCGGCATCTTTGAGCAGTAGCAGCCATGGCCAACATCCTCTCACTTGCGATGAAGGTTTCCGCCGACGCCTCTGGCGTGGTGAAGAACCTCACGCCGGCCGAGCGGGCGCTTGAGAAGCTGGGGCAGAACGCCGACAAACTCACGAGCGTTTTTGACCAGTTCGCCGGTAGCAGTGAAGCAGCGGCCAACGCTCAGCGTGCTGCGGCTGCAAGTTTCGACGCACTCGTGACGCAGCTGCAGGGCGGCGAGATCAACGCCAAGCAGTTTGCCGAAGCGTATGCCAACCTTGGCAAGGAGATTGAGAAGGAAACCAAGCTCCTGCAGCGTGCGTCCGAGATCACCCGTGCGAACATCAGCCCGCAGGAGCGGTACACCCAGGCGGTTGACGAGCTCAACGACCAGCTGCGTGCCGGCCGCATCTCGCAGGAAACGTACAACCGAGCCTTAGAGAAGGCCCAGCGGGATCTGGACAAGACGAGCGACAACGCCAAGAAGGCCGACACCAGCCTGGAGTCGCTGGCCCGCAATACGAAGATCCTCGCCGGCATCGAGCTCGGCAGGTTGTTCGTGGGCGGCGTGCAGGCCATCGCCAACGTGTTCCGTGACGTGGCCAGCCGCGTCACGTCGCTGGTGGCAAACATTGCCCAAAGCACCGACGCCTTCAACGACCTGTCTGCACGGACAGGCATTGGCATCGAGGCCCTGCAGGGCTACTCGCTGGCGGCGAAGCTTGCCGGCGTGGACACCGAGCAGTTCGGCACCGCCGTGCAGCGGCTGGCGGTGAACATCGGCAAGGCCACGCCGGGCGACGCACTCGACAAGGCTCTCAAGGGCATCAACCTGTCGCTGGCAGAACTGCGGGCGTTGTCGCCAGAGCAGCAGTTCTCAGAGATCGGGCAGGCTATCTCTCAGCTGCCGACGGCCGCTGACCGTGCTGCCGCCGCTGTCGCCATCTTCGGCAAGCAGGGTGCCGCTTTGGCTCCGCTGTTTCGTGAAGGGGCGGCTAGCATCGAAGAGTTGCAGGCCCGTGCCGAGCGGCTCGGCATCATCATCAGCGAAACGCAAGTCAACAACGTCGGCGACATGAACGACGCCTTTGACTTGGTAGCCGCAACCATCAACGGCATCGTGGGCCAAGTGATTGGCAACCTTGCGCCGGCCGTGACGGCCGTCACCAACGAGTTCCTGCGATTCGTTGAGGAGTGGAGCGGAGCACAAGGCGAAGGCGGCACCGGCATCGCCAATGCCATCACTGACGTGCTGCTCGAGGGTGCCACGTACTTTGCTGCCGTGTTCGACGATTTCATAAACCGTTTCGACAGTCTTGGCCTATCACTGCAAACGACCTCAGAAACTTTTAGCTCGTCAGCAAGTGCTTTCGTGTTTGTGTCAGAAGGACTGCGAACAGTTGCCAACGTTTTTGAACTTGCCGGCAACGCCCTTTCAGCAGCACTGGGAAAGATCATTGAGACGCTGGGTAGCTTTGTCAGCGACGACCTTGAGCAGTACGGCAAAGAACTGACCCGACAGGCGATGATTGCAACTCAGGAGAACTCTCGGCAGCTTGAGGACGCGGCCTCTAACGCAGGAAGGGCTTTCGTCGGCATCTTTACTGGCGAAGGTGGAACCGCCGCCCAGGCTGGCGAGGGAGCAGCGTCTGAGTTCTTGCAAGGCTTGCGGGCAAAGATTCAGAACGCTCGCCTTCCAGAGGTTCGCCTGCAGGCCAACCTTACCTCAGCCACTGCTGAGCTTGACCAGTTCCTGTCCACCGCCGAGGGCGGCGCGTCTGAGTTCTTGCAGCAGTCGCAGGCAACGCTGGCCACGTTCTCGCAGATGGCGGCAGAGGGCGAACTGACTGCCGACCAGATCGAGATCATGAACGGATTCATGGAGCGGCTGAACGGCGAGATCACCAAGGAGCGGCAGCTGCGGCAGGAGGCTGCCGACGCTGCACAGGCCCAGGCCGACGCAGACGGTAAGCGGCTCGACCAGCTGCTGCAGACAAACGACGAGGCGGCACGCATCGAACAAGACTTGCTGGTCGTGCAGCGTGAGCAGGCGAGGGTGTCGGAGCAGCTGGCCGCAGCACGAGAGGCCAACAACGTCGCCGAGGCTGACGCCGCTGCCGCCCGCCAAGGCGAGCTCGACCAGTTGCAGGGCAAACTCCAAGACCAGCAGCAGGCTCTTGCGCAGGGTTTCGGCCAGGGCTTTCAGGCTGCGTTCCAAGCGGTTGACGAGAACATCAACGGGCTCATTGCCAAGTCTCAGGAGTTCGGCCAGGCCGGGTTCGACGCTGCCTTACGTCTGCAGGAAGGCATCGCCGCTGCCCAAGAGCAGGCATCCGCCGGCATCCTCAACAAAGAGGCGTTTGACGCCGAGGTGGCCCGGCAGCAGGAACTGTTCAACAACGAGATTAAGAACCTAGAGGAGATTCGGGCAGAGAAAAAGAAAGACGCAGACCAAGCAAAGCGTGACCAAGAAAAGGCACAGGAAGACGCCCTGCGTCTGCAAGAGCGATACGCCGACCAGCAACGCCAAGCCGCCGAGGCCGCCGCCAACGAGCAGCGGCGTGTGCAGGAAGAAATCTTCAAGTACCAGCAGAAGGTGCTTGAAGAGCAGCAGAAGGCCGCCGAGGCCGAAGCCAAGCGACAGGAAGAGCGGCTCACCAAGCTGAACACGCTGGGCTCGCAGACCATCACTGGCAGCGACATCCGCACCGCTGAGGGTGCCGCCCTGGTGCTGAACCTGACGGCCAACGCCCAGGATCCCCGGCTCATTCAGGAGCGGCTACAGACCAAGCTGCTCGAGCGGATCGCCACTGGCATCGGCCAGGCGGCGGCCAACTACTTCAACTCGCCCGTGGGGATCGTCGGCGGCTCGCTGACGCTAGACCCGAGGGCACAGCAGAACGTCAGGCTGTAGTCATGCCAATCCAATCCGTCACCGAACTGGCACGCTCGTCTGACTTCACGCTCGGCACGCAGCCGGTAGCGACTCGCCGCTGGGCCGTGACGCTCACGGACAACACGCTGCAGAACACGCCGCTGACTGAGACGGACATTCTCAGCAACGTCGATATGAACCTGAGCGCGTTCGGCAACGTGCATCCGACGTGGTCCGCTCTCGGCCTGCGAAAGATCGTCATCAACGAGCGGTTCAACGACTCGCCGTACCACGTCGAGGTTGTGGCCGAGTACGGCAATGTGACGGCCAACGAACTGCTGGCCCCGGCGTCTCGTGCTGCTGAGTGGTCTTTTGAGTCGCAGCCCAGCCAGGTGCCGGCTCTCTACTACTACCACGGCACGGGCAATGGCGACCTGCGGCCACTGACCAACTCTGCCTACGACTACTTCGAGGGCATTACTACCGACGAGGCCATGGTGCGGGCGACGATCCGCAGGAACTACACCGCCTTCCCGTCGTCACAGATGGCCGCCACCAACACAGTCAACGACGACACGTACTTCGGCGGTGCGGCGTATTCGTGGAAGTGTGCGGGCGTCAACTCCACATTCACCATCGAGCTCTTCAACAACGCCACGTACTCGTACTGGGCCACGCAGATCGAGCTCATGTACCGCCAGACCGGATGGGTGCTGCAGCTGCCTGACGTGGGCTGGAACTACCTCAGAGACGGCCAGAAGCGGCGGGCCATGGTGTTCGACTTCGAGAACGGCGAGTGGGTGGCGTCGGCCAACCCTGTCGGCCTATATCTGGGCGAGCAGGTGAGCGGACAGCCCGACGTGCTGCCCCGTCGAGTGAATCAGGTGGCCAACTTCACCACGCTCTTCGGCACGCCGCCGTCCTGACATGGCACGCAAACGAGGCCCATTCGACGCCGTGCAGTTCACCCGGGAATCCGCAGAGCGGATTGCGGGCGTGGTGCGTCAGGCCGAGTTAACGCCCCCGGCGGCATCGCCGCTGACGTTCGCCAAGCGGTTTG